AATGCATAGATGTCAGCAGGTGACCATTTGTTAATGTCCATCCTAATCTTTTCTTTTGCTTTGATATCTTTGAATGCTTTTTCAATTTGATTGACAGTAGAGGATCCTCTATGGTATGAATAACCTTTACCAAAAAAGGGTACCATCATATTGGCACCCCTAGTACAAGATATAATCCAGTCCTCTGTTAAATTTTTTAAAACATTATCTACTTTCTCATCAATGTCAAAGAAGTTTGATGCTGCTTTAACACTTGCTGCGGTAACATCTGATGGTACAATATCAGATCCTTTCTTCTGTCTAACAGCAGCATACACACATTGAGCAGACTCAGTTAACTTTGTTATTGCTGCTCCACCACCTGATTGTTTATCTCCACCCTTTGCTTTATAAACTAATTCAGTCTTAGTACCTTCTGTTGATATTAATATAGTACCAGGAAAACTAGATATCCACTTACCTACTTCATAGAACTGATCAGAGAATACAAAATCACAATTGATCTTCTTAAGTTCTTTATGAACTTCATCTCTTATTGCTGCCCTATCCTTACCTACAACTTTGATTCGTGTCATCTGACTGGATGAACTTATAATCTCAGTATCATAACTGTCAAGAACCTGATTAATGGCTAACATTATCTCAGATTCTGTATTAGTTCCTCTAGGTTTCTTCTTTGCCATTAGTCACGCAGGTCTCCTCGGACTATTTATCGTCTAGTCCTTCTACTTTCTCTCTCATCTTTTCTATGATATCATATGCATCAATGAGGTTATCAATATCTGCTAAGAAACTAGCGATATGTTTTGATACATAAGGTTTCTCACCTCGTGCTGAGAATGCTAAAGCATCTCTTAGATGTTCTTGGGATGCTCTTAGTGATTCTTCTACTTGTTTTGATAACATTAACGGTCTCCTTTTTTACGATTTTCAGAACGCATCACATTGAATTGTTCTTCTGGGTATCTTGCTACTAATTTATTCACGTTTAGCAAGGTAAGTTCATCAAATGATGTACCCAATGCTATACATGCTTGTCCTATGTACCATAATATATCACCTAGTTCGGTCTTCATATGATCAATATTGTCATCGCTATAAGGTTTTCCTTGGAAGCAAATCTTCTTAACGATCTCCATAAACTCACCACCTTCAGCACTAATACCCATAGCAGCAGTGATTAATCTTTGGACATCTGCTTGTTTTGCTTGGAGTGCATCTAAGCGTTCTCCAAATGCATCATAATCTTTAGACTCAGGTGAGGTTACCTGTTCTACAAATTCAAGATAGGCATCATAATCTACCTTTGGAATGACATCCGTAACGGTGTCTTCATTAATACCAGTACCACTGGCAAATCCTTTCTCAGGTCGTTTCATTTTAATAAGTTAATTGAGATAATTTGTCACTCTTAGAAATCTTCTTAACGATTTCAATGTCTTGATCCTGACCAGAATCAACCAATCCCCCTTGAGGGTTTGGTATATCATACAGTCTCATCTTCGCTCTGTCAATACCTACGCAAAACTTTTTGTTCATTGTAGGATCGTTGTAACGATTCTTCAACTGCTTGACCATGATCTGATTCAAACCTTCCAATTCCTCAGTAGATATGAGAGCGAACATAAGGTCAGCAGTAGCAGGGAGTCCGAAAGACTCTGACGTGTCAGTAAGGTCAGGATCGCTAGACCCGAAACCAGCACGAGTAGTTTGAGTAGCACTAACAATCGGGACATTACTTTCAACAGCAAGTCCACGAAGTTCTTCTGCGATACTCTTAACCAACGTGTACGAGTTGATGTTCGTGCCACTACGATATCTGCTTGAAGCACATATATTTAGATAGTCTACGAAGATGATGTCTGGAGTAAAATTCTTCTTAAGTTTAAGGTCACCAACCAATGATCTGAAGTGTCCAGAGTGTGCTGATGCAGTAGGATACTCTTTGATGATAACCTTACCAGTTGTTTTCTTTTGAAGGTTTCCAATCTTGTTATCAAACATTACTTTGGGTAATGATTTCAAGTCTTGGATGTTAACATTGAGTAGATTTGCGTCAATTCTCTCTGCGATCTTCTCTTCAGCCATTTCCAATGTGATATAGAGAACGTTCTTCCCTTGTAGTAACGTCGCACTGGCCATATGACACATAAACAATGACTTACCAACACCAGTTCCAGCCAGTGCCACGTTGAGCGTCTTATTAGGGAGACCCCCTTTCGTAATTTTATTGAAGAGTTCCAAATCAAACGGAATCTTCTGTTCTTTCTTATGATACGTTTCATATCTCTCGTCTGAATCTGAGATATAATCGTGCCCGATATGTGTGTCAAAGGAAACTCCAAGTGCTTCAGTTAAAACATGAGGGATTGCTCCCTTGTCTTTATCTTTATCTTGTCCATCTGCAATTTTGATAGACTCCATGAGTGCCAAATATATTGCTCTCTCCTGACACCATTTCTCAGTGGTGTCCAACAACCATGGTAGTTCTTGTTCTTCGCAAATTATGCTTTCTACAATGCCTCTGACTTGCTGAAATCCATCATCGGTTAGATCTGTTCTCTTCTCTAACTCAATGTAGAGTATGTTCTTATCGGCAAGACTATTGTACTTATTTATGTAAGCATGAAGTTCATCAAAGATTACACGGTAATTAAACTCAGTAAAATACTCTGACTTTAAGAACGGTGTTGCCTTGCGTACGTACTGTTCATTACATAAAAGGTTAGTTAAAATTAGTAACTCTTGATTCATAGGTAATGCAAATAAGTTCCGACTTGATACTTCGCTCTCTTTCTACATGGTTTACTTAAGTTAGGGTATTGCCATGTGGGTGGGAACACTAACATTCTACCACACTTTGGCTTAATCCAGTAACTTATGTCAGGAAATACTTCTTCACCTTCATTAGGTTCGCTGAGATACAAGATCATTGCTAGGTATCTACGAGCAGAATTGTAGTCACGAACATGTACATGTTCTTTATACTGATCTGAATCACCACTAGGTAAAGTACAATCATCTTGAAATGAAGTATTATACTTTGTAAATCTAAATTCTTCTAGGGCAACATCGTCTTGATACTTATCACCAACACCTGCTTCAGTTTTATATAGATTTAAACAACCCACATACGCTGCCTGTAATAGGTAGTGTAGAGGTTCGTGGGTTGTCTTATCTTCTTGATACAGTTTAGTAAAATTAAACTGGGTGCATTGGGGACGTAATTCATTTTCCAATCTCTGATGAAGTTCTTTATTATCTTCAAAGAGACTGATACATTGTTGGCATAAAGCTTCATCAATTACATCATCGTAAACACGGATGTAATCTTTAAGTAGTTTCATTACCGTAACTAAATTCCTTTTTAGCACACTCGTCTAGTGCTTGCATGATCTCTGGAGTAAAATACTTCTCAGGATTCTCAAGCATTTGTTTTGGATAAACTGATGAGTCTCCGACCTTGATACGAGTACCTTTCTTTTCAAATACTTCGTATTTAAGACCGAGTTCTATGAGACCATAGTATCTGTCTAATCCTTTTTGGTAAAATAATCTAGTAGTGACTTCCGAGTTTTCTTTACTGAGTCTACTTTTAGCTGTCTTAGCTTTAATAAGGTTTCCAACAACCTCTGTCTGATCCTTTTCCTTTTTTTTGCTAAGATAGATGATTGTAGACGCGGCATACTTGAGGCCACTACCGCCTCCCATTTCTTTAGTTGGGATATAACTGCCGACCACATCGTATGTATGATTAGTAACTATAAGGGGTACATTTGACTTGCCAAGTTTTAAAGTTAACACTCTAAAGATGGACTTGACAATCTGGGCACGAGTCATATCACGAGTTTCTTTCCCTGCTTCACTGTCCTCAATCTCTTTGGTAGTACTTAGCATACCAAGTGAGTCAAGAACAAACATTAAAGGTTTACGATCTGATTCTGCCTGTTGTAAATATTTATCAAGGATACGTATTGCTTGTGTTCTAAATTCCTGTACTGTAACTACAGGCACAATGATAATACGATTTGAATCTATACCCTTCTCTTCAATTAAATTTTTAGAGAGAGCAGATTCACTTTCAAAATAAACAACACCTGCATCTGGATCCATCTCCAGAAAACTACGAACTAGTCCTAGGGCAAAGAATGTTTTACCTGTACTAGTCTCACCAGCAAGTGCTGTGATCTTATTAGATGGAAGACCTCCATAGATAGACCCACTACATAGTGCATTGAAAATGTAACTACCAGTGTCAATGTAATTAGCAGTATCACCTGCTGATACACCATCGGAGACGATGGAAGCATACTCGTTTCCAATCTCTCCAACTACATCTTTTAAAAAACTACTTGTCATCCGAATAAATGTTCTAAGGTTGCTATTTTCTCAGGTTTCCACCCGATTGTGTCAAGAATAACTTTTAGTGGATCTAGGAAACTCTTCTGGAATTGTAACTCATAATCCACTGATTTGTCAAGCCCCAATTCTTTGGGGAAGTCACTCATAAATGAGATGACATTCTCAATGATCTTGTTTGGTGTCTTCAAGTAAATGAATTTCACCTTCTCACCGTCTTGAATTAATGGGTACTTGTGTGTGAGTTTGTTCTTCTTAATATGGAAGTTATAAAGAATAGCACCACGTACATGTATAGGAGTACCCTTACTATACAAACCTGATGGGTCTGACCACTTACTTACACCATTACACCCACGAGGGAATGCAATATTCTCTGGTGGAAGTGCGTTGAACTTTTCTTTAAAGTCTGCTATAAATTTCTGAGCATCTTCCTCAGTACCATTCATAATAACTTTAAGTGCATCCTTAATAGCAGTACGACATGCAGCAGGTGTAGAAGACTTGACCGCTTCAATACCCATAACTTTAAGTTGTGGTTCTTTGAAACGAACACCCTCTATGTCCCATGCATTTAAGATGTATCTCTTCTTCGCTGTCCATATACCTTTGTTGGCAATGGTCTCACGTTTCATAAACATCTTTTGATCGTAAGCACTTACGTAGTCGGCCAATTCTTGGTAAGAACTTTCAATAAACTTTTCAAGTTCCAACTCACAGATCTTATTAAGGAACGTGACAACGCTTTCATCAGTTTTCTCTCTCCCCTTGTATACAGTCTCAACCAGAGGACCCAAGTTAAGATATATACTGTCGGTATCAGAAGCAATAACATAATCTTCTCCAGTAGTTTTCAGTATCTTGTTTAGATACTGATTCATTTTGTTTTCAATCCAACGGATGCTAACCTGCCCACTGAGAGTAATCGCCTCAGCATTAAGTAGGTTGTAATATCTAAAGTATTGATTTCCAATGGCACCATAAGCTGAATTGAGCTGGATCTTTCTAGCCATTTGGATGTTATTGAATTTACTAATATCTCTTTGTAGTTTGGCACTTGGCGAAACTTCATTATCCCCCTTCGCTTTGAGCATTTTCTTCTTATAAATCGTTCGCTCATTGTAAATAGTCTCCATCATTTCTGGTAGGAATCCTCTGATATCTTTACGATACTGTGCACCATTAGCACATGTTGCAAACTGAGGATCAAATGTACAATCTTGTTTTAAGATCCCTTCAACGCTGGCATTACTGTGTCTAGTCTCCCAGAGGGTTTCTGGACTGATATTGTACTGCATAATGAGATGAGGATACAGGCTATTGAGGTCAAAATTAACCACCCAATCATAGCGTCCTGGTTTCGGTTCCTTAACATAAGCACCTGCGTATTTTTCGTTTTTAGATGAACGTTTTTTTGGAGGAACTACAAAGTTCTTCTTCTTTAGATAATTATATATCATAGTATCCCACATGCGAACCTGTGAGTATACGTCATCAAAGTTTACCTTAGCATCATATGCCATTGTGATTGCTAGTTCAAGCAACTTCATCTTGTCTTCCAAACGGTCAACAAGTTCAACGTCAATGATGTTATATTCAATAAACTTCTGCCAATCATTAGTATAGAATGCTTTGAAGTTTTCATGTTCAGACCAATCTAACTTCTTCTGTCCTAATTCTACATTGGCAATATAATCAAGACGATAAGACTCTCTATTAGTATAGGTAAACTTCTTATAAAGATCTAGATAATCTAGAATTGATACACCACAAATATCATAGTAGATATTACGACGACCTTGAATATAAACTTCTTCCTCATCAACCTTATTCCAAGGTGACAAAGACTTCATCCACTTCTCTCCAAGGATACGATCTACACGACGACAAATATATGGAATATCATACAGGTTACAGTTCCATCCTGTTACAATGTCAGGAGTATTTTCTGCCCACCATTTAATAAAGTGAGCAAGCATTGAACGTTCATCATCAAAGATGTGATGCTCATGCTCAGATTCAAATTCTCTGATTCCCCATGTAATAGTCTTCTTAGTTGCATGATCTCTGATCGTAATACATAGCATTTCCTCTGCTGATGCATCTACATCTGGGAATCCATTCTCACATGCTACCTCAATATCAATAGTATAGATCTTCATCTGATCCATACGATAGTCTAC